GCTGGCAGCGTTAACACTAACACCGAGTAATCCGCATATGTGTGTGATGATACCGCCCACCGTGTCGACGTGGCCTTCTGGCGACGCGCCGTCTGTTATGCCGACAACATCGCTAGTCACATTCCCATCCGGGTCAATATTGTTTAAATCAAACCAGCCGCCCGCCGGACGATTATCGACTGTCGCAACCGACGCCTTCCCGTTAACGTATAACTGTGTTGATGGTCCAGTTGATAGTGTGTCAGTACTGTCAGTTAAATACCATCTGAACGTCTCCGGCGATGTTCCTAGCTCAACTTTCACCGGGGTGACGTTATTGCACACGCCGAAAGTTAAAGGTTTTATTAATCCTTCGCTATAATCCCCGGTTGGAAATGTTGTTTCGAGAATCGGTTTATTTAGGTCCTCGGTTATATCCTTAATAAATATTTCTATCGCCTCATCAGCGATAAATAAAACATGATCAACCAGACCCGTTAATATAGTTCCGAACTGGCTTATATTCCAATCGGGAGAGCCTATCTTTAAGACTACCGCGCGACCGCTGAACGACTGGTCCAGCCATCCATCAAGATCGCCATCAATATTACTTAGTAGCACCGACCCGTTAGCCAGAAACGAATTACCGCCAAAATCACCTCCTATATATCGATCGAAAAACGGCGACCCCATCACTCGCTCTCGATATATTGCGTTAGCTGGTGTGTCAGCCGCGCCTGTGATAAACGTCCGGCTTGAGTACCTCCGGGTTGACACGTTAGGCGACGCCGTTGGGTCGTAGCCGTCGATCTCCATTAATAGTACTCGCTCTTGAGACGTATCTTTTAACCAATCTGTAAACGCTGTCATTTACGGTTGTATCCTTCTGTGACTAATGATGCGCGCTCAGTAGCCCTGATTAATTTCTTGAGTAACATGTTGGTTTCTGTGTTATCAGATCCGCCGCCCGAAATAGTAACCGGTATGGTCCTGCCGTCAGGTAGTGGAACCGCCGCCTCCGGTCCAGCCTCGCCAAATATCGCTGCCCGGTGACTTATGCCGCCAGAGGCAAATCCCCTCATCCCGGAGCTATCAGCACCGGTGTTAGGTATTGATCTTGCGGCCACCGCTGCGTTTTTAAACGCGTGCGTTAATGCATCCGCCTGATTAACTGTTCCGCCAAGACCGCTATTCATATTGGAAATGGCAACGCCTATTGCTCCATCCAAGTAAGTCTTCCACTTCCTGAGATCGCCTTGGACCGAAACGCTCGCGCCGTTAGCGGTTTGCTGTATGTCCTTAAACGTGCCCACGCCAATAGCGCCAGCCGCCTGTATCGATGTTTTTATTGCTTCAAAATCACCGACAACAGATATTTTCATCTCCCCGCTGCTTGAGTTTGCCTCGGCGAATGATGACCCTAAACTATGCCCGGTAATTGCCGCACCAGCCAAAGCCTCTTTTACTTTGTTGACGTTGCCCGTCATCTTGATCAACTGGTTTCCGTTCTCGTCATACAGCGCTCCCTGCGCCGCTGTAATCAAATTAGCCTCTTTCAATGATTGGATTGTAGACGTCCAACCCTCGTTCAGCGTAATGAAGAACTCGCCAACTTCGCCGCCATTTAACTGACCCTTGAACGCCGAGACTTGGTTAATTGCCTCATTAACTCCGCCGCCCATGCCTTGATATTGTGCGTTGGCGTCTTGCTTCTGTTGCTTGCTCTTAGCAAATCGAGCCATACCAAAAGCCCCTATCGCCAGAGGTATAGCCGCGCCCGCCATGCTAAACCCAGCGCCACCGCCAGATCCCGCCATTCCTCCGACCGGCGCATAACTGCCGCCTCCACTAAATAACCCTTTAAGCCCCTTAAACCCATTCATTAAACTTTTACTGATGCTGGTCCCTAGTTTCCCCAGTCCACCGCCGATACCCCCAAGACCTCCCAAACCTCCACCGCCTCCGATGCTGCCGCCATTAATGAATTTTCCGATGCCGCCCTTGCCGATGAATGATTCCGCCGCGCCACTCATCCCACCTGACATTCCACCGCCGAATATTTTTGAAGAGACCCACTTTGAAGCCATCTCAGAAATTAGGTCTGTAAATATGCCCATGACATCTTTCGCAAAATTCTTAAACGCGTCAACACCATCGCCATTGAATATATCCGAAAAAAGACCTTCGAACGATCCCTTAATAGATTCCTCTAGGTCTGAGAATGCCTCATCAACCTCCTCAGTAGCCTCCCTAGACGGCTTAACCATAACTCGCGACAGGCGCCCGAAATGGTACGCTATGGCATCGACCATGTCCGGCATATAAGAGTTTTTTGTGACGTTGTTCTCAAGTGAGAAAAAAGCAAAATCCAAGTCATCCAGCATGGACGTAGCGCCATCGACAATGCCGCCAAACTTGCTCCCTAACTCGTCACCTATGTCGCCGACCATGTCCGACACATTATCAACCGCTGATGTGGCCATGTCCGCAACACCTGAAGCCATGTCTTTCACGCCTTCCTTGACGTCGTCGACCGTTTCCGTCACGGCCTTAGACGCGTCCGCAAGTCCCTCTCTTATTTTTTCCGGTATGCTTACAATCGTCTCTATTAAGTCAGTGGTCCAGCGTATAGCCGCCTCGTATTTCTCGGGTAGCGTCGTGAGCCAACCCGCCAGCGATTCTATAGCCGGCGCAAGCTTAACCATTATTGATGTACTTGCACCACCCCACGACTTGCTAAGTAAATTCATGGCGTCATTAGCGCGCTCGGCATCATCGACCGCGCTGCCACCAATAACTCCCCCGGATTTCTCTAATTGCTCGCCTAACTCTTTAACAGCCTTGGACCCACCAGCGAACGTATTAATCAAACCTCCGCCAGATCTACCAAATGCCTCAGTCGCTAAAAACATCTTAGTCGCTGGGTCTTGCGCTTTGGCCATCGCATCGCCGTACTCCATCATCACTTCCATTGATGTCTTGGCAGTGCCGTCTGTATTTTTCAGTGTGATGCCTAAACTATCTAGCGCATCCGACAACGGGCCGGTCCCTTTTTCTTGTGCCTCACCTAGTCGCTTCGTGAATTTCGCAAGTGAGTCATCCATTGTCGCGACGCTAACACCGGTCTGCTCACCGGCGAACCTTAACTTTTGCAAGTCTTCCGCCGCTATCCCAAGCTGGCCCGACATCTTTCCGATCTTATCCAGATCTTCGAAAGTAGATTTTAATTTCGCGCCAAATGCCATAACAGCGCCAACCGAAAAAGCCGCCTTCATCTTGCCATTAATCGCCGACATCTTCTTCTCGACGCCGGACATCGACTTGTTGATATGCTTGGTTCCCTTGACAACCTTGTCATAATCAAGAGTCGCCGACATCACCAGTTTTCCGAGTACCGCCATATTAAATTCCGATTAATTCTGTTTAAGTAATCCGAGAGCATCCCAGATTGTGTCGCCTATGTCGCCGGTCTCCTCTCGCACCGGCTTTTTAACTATCTCCGAAAGCATGAAGTCGGTTATTGATAGTTTCTTTTTTGAATTCTGTGAATACAACAAAAGCGCAATCTGAGCGCTTTGATATTCGTTTACTTGATCTGGAAATGGATTCAGCCTCTCGAAAGCAATCCAATTAGCAAATTCATTTGGCGTAATGTCTAACTCCGCAACCGGTCGCCGAAGCGCTAAAGCCAATCTGTATAGCGCTTTTAACTCCGGCTGCCTTGCTAGTTTTTTTCGGCCGCCTCGACTTTATCTCCGAAGTTTTGAAAGTCGTCAAAATTATTAATACTCTGCACTTCCATGCTCAATTGAAGCAGTTTGATCCCTCCGAGATCGTCCTCCATTTTTGCGTATTGCTTCTTAGAATAAACCTGTTTTCCTGCGCTATCAATCAGCGAATTCTGTACTAGGCTGAGGATCTTCTCCTCCTGTGTCATCCCGTCATAATTACCCATGACTTCCAGCACCGCCGATAGTCCGAGTTTACGTAGCCTGAAGGGTCCTTTTTTGTTTGGGATTGTAAGATTATGTTCTGTCATTTTATTTGTTTTCTAGGTTAAAAGGTTGACCGGACAAGCATTAATAATACCTGTCCGGCATTTATTTTATTACGACGTGGCGCGAGTAACACCGCCCGATATTTTAAGTGTCATCGACATCTCAACCGGCGCATCCACGCCACCAGAAATGCCAAACTGTGAGACTCGCGCGCTAAAAGTAAGAGACGCAGAGTCTGATAAGGCGATTTTAAACGTACTGGCAGCGTTTCCACCCACCGCGTCCTGAAGCGCCGCGTGCGTCGTATCACTGGCCAAGTAAAACCCGGATAACGTAACTTCGCCCTCGTCCTCTAGGCCTTGCAAATACTCGCGAGACGTAGATGACAGATCCGTGACGTCGATATCATTAGCCTGTCGATTCGGGCCATCCCAGCTTGTAATGTTTGCGATTGCCGTGTAGACGATCGGACTAGCCGCGTCACCTAGTGAGATTGTGGTCCCTTGGGCCGTGATTGCTGTAGTAGCCATAATTTAAATTTTCCTCAGTTGCTATGTTTTATTCCCAGATCGAAAGATCTACGGAACTGTTAAAAAGTCTTGTTTCTTGAAAGTAATCCAACCGCCTAGATATATCTCCTAGCCCTAATGATGAATTCGCCTGAATAGCTGTAATAGTATAGTCCGACAACGCCCGCGCTGCAACGCTCGACGTTGCGTAACAATCAAACTGGAATAGCCCGCGCTCAAGTGTCGAGACGCCAGAAAATGATATTAAATTCTCGCCAGATATTAACGTATAAACTATGTAAGGGTCCGCCGTCTCATCCGGCGCGATCATTGGGTAGATGCGATCATTCACTAGCGCTATCATTCCGCCGTCAGCAGATAGCGCCGTATAAACCGTGGCTTCGATGCTCATTACTTGCCCCCCGCTATTTTTTCCATTTTCTTCTTCATTGCCGCCACTGTTGCCGCCGATACACCGGCTTTGGTTTCATTAAATGCCCGACGCATAAAAGGGTTCGCTGGGATTCTGCCTGATTTTGAACCAAACTCGATCCACGGGAAATAGAATATGTCCGGGCTAACTCCGATTGCGTAACCAACACCTTGCCGATACTTATGTTTCCCCGTCGACTTGGCCAGTTTGATACTACCCTTTAATGTTTTGGACCCCTTCCAAAACCCAGTTCCATCACCCACCGGGGCGCCCGCTTTTGCCGCCGCTAACATGGGTTTCATAGCCGCCCTCAAACTCGGTTCAACTATCTTGGTTTTCTGCTTATCGCCAAGTTTCTCAAGTTTAGCTAGGATCTCCTTCATCCCCGTGGTTTTTATTTCCATCATTCTGACTCGTCCTCGTTCTGCACCGCCATAATAATTAGCTCCCGTCTCGCGTGCTTATCATGTATGACGGACTCGATTCGATAGACAAGCCCGTCTGTGTCGATTATGCGCATATCGCTATCGACGCCCGAGCGCCAGCGAATTCTAAACCTATATGATAGGGATTCGTTGATCGACTGGGATTCAAGATACTCTCGACCGTTTAATGGCTCGATAGCGCCCCATGACGTGAAACTATCGGACCAACTTAGCGAGTACCCACCATGCGCGTCTCTCACTTGGCTAGACGCTTGGAAGCGTAATCGATGGCGTAATTTTGAGACTAAAGCCTTTTGCTGTGCCATAGCATCACCTCCGCAACCGCTTTCATTCCGTCGACGTTGTCATACATATAGACCATGTAAGCAAAAATTGACTCCTTTATAATGTCAGGCACATCCCCGGCTGTCGCGTATCCCGCCGTCATCCTGATCCTGATTGAATTCGGTGAGTCCTGCGTTGATGGCCAACCATATCCAGTATTGATGACGCGACCGCCCACGGTTGTCACATCCGCGTAGTAATCAACATCAGAAACCAATGTTGTTTCCACGCTAGGACTTGCTGTGTCGTCATACTTGACCGAGTCAATTGACTGCAATGGCCAGACATCAGTATTAATTATACTTGCGTCTCCCCATTTATCATACGACCTCTCGACCACTTGGGACATGATATGAAGGCCGGTATAAGTCTCTAGCATCGCCGTTGCCGCGAGTATCATCGCCGTTAGTCGCGTATCATCGTCCGAGTGATCCACTCTTAGTGCGGCTTTTGCTTCCGTGAGTGTCACCGGCCCCGCGACCGGTCCAGTTATTACTGTAAGTGTGCCCATAAGTCCCCGTTCTCAATAGTTGTCTCGTTCCAATCAGAATAAGGTAGTACCTCAAGCCAATTATGCTGCATTAAAATATTCTGCTTGCCCCTGCAATCGATTCTTAATCCCATCAGCGCCGCTGTCACAAGCGACGTACTGTTATAGCCAGCCGCTATATCGTACCTATCTAAGCACTGTACAAGCCCCTCGTCGCTCATCACGCGCGCCGGGTGACATCTTGTTGCGTCACACCTGATAGGTTCTTTATACTCGTAATCCTCAAGATATATGGACCTATCCCCGGTTCTCTGCTCCGCCATCTCGATCTCAGGTTTGCCCTCGCCCGCTTTAAAGTATCGCCCGCCGTCGGAATCCATCCAACCAACAGATACCCCGTGATTCTTGACGTCGACATAAGCCCGGTCTATCAGTATGACGTTATCGCTCTTTAAATGCTCGCGCTTTGCAAACCAAGGGCCAGATACTATATGAACATCCGCCTGTCTGGTCCTGTCGTTAGTAACCTCGATCCTATCCCCGTGCCGCGCCGCGCCTTTAACCATTGACTCTGCTTGCCTGACTTGATGCGGCATTCCATAATTACAATGAAAAACGATT